GAGGTATACCCCCTATGAATGTATCAATTGCTAATCCAAAAGATGAAGTAATTAAGCAATCTAAAATTGATGATGGTTTAGAGCGTATTTTCTTTGCAGGAAATATGCAATTTTTAGTCCTGTGTCGTATGTATCTAGCTCCTTATATGGATATCTTTATGAATCGTAGAGATAAATTGTTTGGACAGATAGGTATGAATGCTTGTGGATTAGAATTTGGCGAAAAGTTAGATTCTATGTATCGACAGATATTGGAAGATGATGAGATGTTTGATCTAGGAGCCTTTCTCAATGAGAGAGGTTGGATAGATTCAGATTATGCTAAATACGATAAACGCCTCCTTCTTTTGATGTATGGAGCTTATGTGCTATGGTTATTAGTACAGAGAACTCCATTTTATCAGAAGAATCCAAGAGAAATGAATCGTGTTAAGCTCATCTTACAATCTTTACAGCAATATGTTGTGATTATAGGAAATGATGTTTTCCTTATGACGAAAGGATTACCTAGTGGTGTGTTTGGTACTGCCTGGCTAAACTGTATATGTGAACTGTTAATAGAGATATTACAGTTCTATTTCAATTTATACCAGAGAAATCATACAACTACTGATCCTCAGGGTTGTGTACACCCAGTAATCCCTCGTTATGGAAATTTTGTCAGTGAAGGTTTTAAAGAAGTGAATTTCTTTCGAGTAGTAGCTTTAATAAATTATGGTGATGATAATTTAAAAGCTATAATGCGGAAATATCGCTCGTTATATACTCATTTGTATATTATGAACTTTTCTGATTGGATTTGTATGGGCATTACTCCAGCTCGAAAATCTGAAAAAGAGATTTATCTTAAAAACGTCACAGAAGTCCTGTTCCTTAAACGAACTCCAGTTTGGAACACGACTATAAATGGAATAGTTGGGAAATTAGAATTTGATTCTATTGGCCGTATGTTAGGTTATACGGACTCAACTGCTCCAGAATGGGAGTCAATGGTGATTACGCAAGCCACTAGAGAATTAGCTTGCTATCCTAAACCGATATATGACATGTTCTGTCAGACTTTTAACGTTGTTAAAAATCAAGAAGAGATGTTGTTTGAGGTTTATTCCGTCAATGCTAATACATGGGGATTCACAGATGCTGTGATGATGATGTTTAACATTGAGCAAGTTTTCGACTCACAGTCGGCGCCGTACCAGGGCGAACAAAACGAGGTAGACTATTAATATGAATACCTCGCCTGGTGTTCTTATTTAGACTAGCTTGGCTGGTTTTTCC